GTTGTAATTTCAGCAAGCGAGATGAAGGAGACAAAGACCGGGCGGGGAAAGTATCTCCAGCTTGTCTATGATGTTGTCGATGGTGAATTCCAGGGACGCCGCGTTTTCGACCGCTTAAATTTGGTTAATGAGAACGAGACAGCACAGAAGATTGCACAGCAGGCACTCTCGGCAATCTGCCGTGCGGTGGGTGTAATGCATCCGAAAGATTCCGAAGAACTTCACGACAAACCGTTTGTTGTAAAGGTGGGAATCCGCGCAGCGACAGAACAGTATCAGGCATCGAACATCGTAAAGGGATATGAATCCAAAGATGGAAAACCCCTGACCGAAAAGAAGTCTGATACAAAAGAATCAGCACCTGCAAAAGCAAAGAAGCCGTGGGAGAAAAAATAATTTTTTCTTGGTGATTCCGTTGGCAGCACTACCACTTACCATTTTACCTACAATCGAAAAGATATATGGAACATACCACCAAGGAGATTGGAGACGCGATCATCTTGGGGCATCTCTGATTGGTACTCAATGCGAGCGTTCGTTATGGTATACATTCCGTTGGGCTACGAACCCAGACTTCTCACAAAGAATGTTACGGTTATTTGAAACCGGGCTTCGTGAAGAATTAAGGATTATTGATAACTTACGCAAATCTGGAATAACGGTTTATTCCGAAGACCCAGACACACAGCGACAAATCAATTATGAAATGTTCGGTGGTCACTATTCCGGAAGCCTTGATGGTATTGCACAGGGATTTGAAGAAAGCAAAGCATACCATGTAATTGAATGTAAGACTGCCAACACCAAGACGTTCAAAGCACTTTGCAAAGATGGGATAGAGAAAGTCAAACCGGAACACTATGCTCAGGTCCAGCAGTATATTAAATGGTCTGGGTTAGAACGCGCTTACTATTTGTGCGTTGCAAAGGAAACCGATGACATTTATGGAGAACGGATTAAACTCAACAAAGAGTTTGTAAAGACACTTGAAACAAAAGCAGAGCGGGTTATATTTTCTGATAACCCATGCGAACGCGCAGCAGATAACCAATCTGATTACAGATGTAAGTTCTGTATTCATAAAGGGAGATGTTTCTATAAGCAGTTGCCATTGGTGTCATGCAGAACGTGTGCATACGCAGATCCGTTACCAACTGGTGGTTGGTCGTGTGGACGAGACAACTCAAAGATAAACCGACAGAAGCAGAGAGACGGTTGTATGCATCACATATTCATACCTGCACTCGTTCCATTAGAACAGACAGATGCCGACGCTGATAAAGGAACGATAACGTATTACGGAGGAATTGAGAACGGCCCTGGCGCAATATTAAGTCGTGACTTACAGGAGACGCTTGATAAGTTACAGAGTGGCGAAATTGAAATATGACCTGTGGTAACAATTATTAGTTTATCCAACATAGTTGATCTATATGCCAAACAAAAATTCAGATCTGGAAGGAAAACGTTTCGGACGACTTGTTGTTATTTCAGACAGTGGGAAGCGTGATAGTGGGGGTGGGATTATGTGGGAATGCAAATGTGATTGTGGCAATACCCACTATGCTAGCACAAGCAATTTAAAAAACGGAAATATTAGATCGTGCTGTTGCTTGCAAAGGGAGTTGTCGTCACAACGAAGAATAGCCTCAAAGATGCCTCCAAAAATATGTAGTGTTGCTGGATGTAACAACACCACAGAAAAAGGCGGTGGTGGTTTATGTGGTATGCATTATATGAGATTCAAAAGATATAGGGATGTAAATTATATTACTCCTTTAGAAACTGCAAGGGTCAGATGCCGGGAAGCTCAGCCGAATCTCAATCATTGCAAACCACACGTATATAAAAAGAAACTCGGTAGACACGAGCATCGCGTTGTAATGGAAGAGCACATTGGAAGAGAATTGACTTCTGAAGATCTTGTTCATCATATAGATGGAGACGCACACAACAACTCTATTGATAATCTGATGCTTACAAATCACAGTGGACACGCAAAGATCCATTTCACAAAACACCACGGAGAAGAAAAATGATTTTGCGTGATTATCAGAACGATTGTATAAAGGCATTGTTCCATTATTTTGAATCTGACAAAGGAAAAGCGCCAATAATTTGCGTACCTACCGGCGGGGGTAAGTCACTAATCATAGCGGAATTTTGTAAGCGTGTCTGTACTGAAACACCCAAAGTAAGGATAATGATTGTAACCGACGTTAAAGAACTTATATCCCAAAATGAAAAGGAACTAAAAGAATTATGGCCGCAAGCAGATACCGGCGTGTATTCTGCCGGTCTTGGGAGACGTGATACCCGGGCACAGATTTTGTTTGCTGGTATCCAATCAGTATACGACAAGGTGTTTGATTTTGGACGGGTTGATATTGTTATCGTAGATGAATGTCATATGATTGGCAGATCGTCTGATAGCAGATATCAGACTTTCTTTTCAAATCTTCATATGGCAAATCCTGATACGTGTATCTGGGGTTGCTCTGCCACACCATACCGTCTTGATAGCGGTATGTTGCATGAAGGTGAAGATGCTCTATTCGATGGCATTGCTTACAACGTAGAGATGAAGAAACTTATAAAAGAAAAGTATCTGGTCCCAGTAATAAGTAAAGGTGGTGTTAAGAAAATAGATTTGCGTGGTGTTCATCTTCAGGCAGGAGAATATAAAGCAAACGAACTTGCCCGTGCAGCAGACGACCCGGAATTAGTTAAGTCTGCTGTTGCAGAGATTGTGTCTTTCGGAACAGACCGCAAAGCATGGTTGATATTTGCGGCTGGTGTTGACCACGCCAAAAACGTTGCAAAGGCAATACAAGAATTCGATATTGAGTGTGCGGTTGTTACTGGGAAGACACCACGATTAGAACGGGATAAAATACTTGACTCGTTTAAGAATGGTAAGCTTAGATGCGTAGTTAATATCGGAGTTCTAACAAAAGGATTCAACAACCCGCGTTGCGATTTAATTGCATTGCTTACGAGCACGAAAAGTACATGTAAGTTTGTACAGATGGTTGGACGTGGGATGCGTCCATATACCGAAAAAGAAAACTGCTTGCTTCTTGATTTCGGAGGGAACGTTGTAGAGCACGGAGTTATTGATGAGATTGATCCTATACATAGAAAGACGGCGTTTGGAGATCCGAAGAAAACAGATCCAGTAAAGGAATGCCCCAACTGTAAAGTGATTGTTAATATCAGAGTATTGCAATGTCCCGCATGTGGTTATGTGTTCCCTGTCATTGCTCCTCATAGTGACACGGCATATAACGGGGCTGTAATGTCTGGGCAGGTAACGCTTATTGATATTGTAGACTTCTATGTTGGAAGACATAAGAAGCCAGGGAAACCCGATAGCCTTAAATTGTCTTTCTATGATAAAATGGATAAAGAATATTGTATGTGGTTAGCATTGGACCACGGAGGATATGCAAGTGAAAAGTCTGTTGCCGTTGTTCAAAGGTTTGGTGGTAAAGCAACCAATGTTGACAATGCTTTAAAAGAATGGAGTTACTGGAAAAAGCCAATTGGGATATCGGTAAAGCCAAGAGGAAAGTTTCACGAAATCGTAGGTGTTAAATTTGCAAGAGCAGACGCAATACAAAATACAATCGACTGAGAGTATGGAACAAATCGGATTCGTCCGATGGTTCAGAAGTAGATACCCAGGTGTATTAATTTTTCATATACCCAACGGTGGGGCCAGACACATTGTAACTGGAAAGAAACTAAAAGACGAAGGTGTTGTTGCAGGAGTACCGGATTTATTTATACCGTTGTGGTCATGCTGGATTGAAATGAAAAAGAAAAGTGGTGGAGTAGTATCATTTGAACAGACGCATATTCACAAGTACCTTGAAGGTATCGGCCATAAGGTGATTGTGGGTTATGGTGCTGAAGACGCTTCGAGGAAACTACTTCAATTTAGAAACCTTTAACATCTATGGAATCAATAGAAGATTATGGAAAAGGATCTCTACAAAGTTAGAACCGCATCGCACAACGAGAACGTGATTCACGTTCCCAAAACTTCTAACGGGTGGTTCTCGCTTGAAGTAAAGAAAGATGGAACGCTTGTGTTTAAGCCTGTGGTATTATGATTACCAGCAAAGCCGACGCGGAGGCGCGGGAATGAGCGGAGTAACACAGATAGACACAAAGTTCCACGAAGTCATAATGCAGCCGAGCAACGTCAGTTGCAGAGCGTGTACAAATTTTCAGAGGGTCCGTAACAATGTGAGAAGCGCTCACCACATGCGAGGCTTCTGCAAGATTGGCGGGGGTGAAGGTGAGTTCAATCTTTACCACTCGTCTTCAGACTCACACCACTGCCAAGCACTTATCATAGACGATTATAACCTTGAAACCAAGAAACTCGAAGATGAGTTACAGCAGGAGATACGAGAACTGCGCGAGAAGATCCACAACAAGAGAACCAAGGAATACAAACTGTTCAAGGAGTTCGTTGACAAAAGCAAAGCGTTGGTCTGCAAGGATAAGAAACCAATGTCGGCATTCTCAATCGAAATGGAATTCCTTGAAGAAGGCGCGTTGGCTTACGAATGGTTTTACTCAGTCAACGTTGACAGGTTCTCTGCACTGTATAAACGCAAGGCGATGCGACGCGATCAGTATAACCTTCTGATGACGAACATCATCCAGAGCATTGCAAAGAATGTGGTGGTGGAATAGATGGTCCTCTTCAAGCGCTACCACTGGGTGACAGCATGAAGAAGTATTGCTACGGATTACCAGAACGTTCAGCAACGAATCACCAGAACCCGGAACTTCGCGGATGGTGTGACGAATGCAAATACTTCATCAGATGCCAAGAGGCAAATCGAAATCCTCCAAGCATCCTTACACTTCCAATGAAGAAACGATACTACGACGAGATTCTTGCAGGAACCAAGAAACAAGAATTCCGTCCGGCCAACGATTACTGGCTTTCACGAATTAAAGGAAAGCATTTCGACGTAATTGAATTCAGAAGTGGATATCCAGAACGCGGGGATATGAAACGCCACGCTTGGTTCAGATTTGGAGGAGTGAGATATACTAACTCCGCGTGGCTCAATGAACAAGAGTTGTATTCAGGAGCGACGATTGTAATATTAATCGGCGAGAGGCTTGACTATCCGTATAAGGTGATGGAGAAATGACAGACCCCCTTAACGAAGTCTACGAGAAGTTCAAGCACCTTGATACAGTCCTGTCAGATCCGGCGTGGTGCCAGAGCGGAGATGGCCACGCGATCTACGGCATTGCTGGTGAGATGTGGCGAGCGATCAAGGAATCGCTGGAGATGGAGAAATGAAAGCAAAGTATGTGTATGGCGTTCACATGCCGAGCATCGGACTTCTTACAAAGACTGTGGCAGAGACAGAGAAAGAATCAATTGCATTGTTCGCGCAGTTTGAGCCAAGACTTTCGTGGCTTGAAGCATTGGAAGCAGGATTCAAAATGAAGAAACTCGTGCTGGTGGAATTATCATGACCCCGCCCACCGCAGCAGGGGGTGTGAGATGATCGACAATGCATCAATCATAGCAGAGCTGATTAATCCATTTAGGGAGCGCGAAAAACAACCCCCGACCGAATACATCATTACAGAGGATGAACTTGATGAACTTGTGATGTTTGGGGCGGTATCCCTTGTCACAGAAACGAGATCGCGAATATCAGAATTGGTTGTTGCAATTCGCGCTCGGAAGTGTGAACGGCGATGACGGAGAAAACATCGTGCCAAGAATGCGTTGAAGAGATGTCGATATTTTGTAAAGACTGCCCGCATATCAACACCAACATTATGCAAGGATTCAGAACCATAAAACATATGGATGCTGAAGATTGGATTCACGCACAGTATGCATCGGCGAAGAATTGCAACGATTACCGAAATCTAAACAGACTTCAAGACGAAGCGATTGCGGCGATACGTGCATTTGAAACGGAAGTGGGACGATGGAAATAACCAGAACAAAAAAGAAAGATGATTGTGGACTAACGCCGTCTACCCGGGCCGCGAGTACTTTCACGACGCTTTCCAGTCTGCATGATTCGAGTCATGTCATTTCCACGCGAGTTATACTTCTTTGGCTCACCGAATTTTACCATAATTCAAAATATGCGTTATATATGATAAACGTTCCTATGGTGATTTCATGACAACTCTATGCAACCACGAGTGCGTGTGTAAAGAATATGCGAGAAATCTGAGCGTAACATACGATCCGTGTTGTGTAACATGCAAACACGACACCCGTCTATTACCAGACCCCATCACCCTCACCCCAACCCTCGCCCAGCACTACGCCGAGCGTTCACAAGCAACAGGGAAACCGTTGCAGGTGTTGGTGCTCCAGGACTTGGCGGCGCTGAATCGGAAGCGCGTGGCGAGGGAAGAGAAGAGGGTGTGGAAGGAGATAGAGTACGAGAGGTTGAAATGAAAACCGATTGCAGGAATTGCAGGAACTATCGTAAGGACGGTGGTTTCTTTAACAGCCATGTTTGCTTTGCACCGAAGGATCAGGCATACAGATTAAATAATGCAGAGGGGCTTGTGAACTTCATCAACGAGGTTGGTTGCATGTCATATTGTCCTGAGGTTGCCCCATGATCGAGCCGGGGCGCAACGACATCTATACGCTGGTGGATTGTAATAACCGTTGGTGGGAACAGGAACTATCGATAGTTAAAAACAGCCCGACATATTCCTGTCAGAGGTGGTTTCTGGATATTGGGTGTGTATATATCTGCGAGAAGTGTGTCGCAGAGGGAAAGTGCCCCAAAGGATTCCAATCATAACCACACTCCGCGATGACCCCGGCTACGCCCGGACGAGCAACCCCAGCCCTTTGCGCGCCCAGTGGGATCGAACCCGCCCCTTTCTCAGGCTTGGGTGGCAGGGTTGGGTTCAACGCCCCTATTTTTGAAGCGTATAGAAACTCTTATTAACTCTTAATGCCTATTACAATGTATGAGAAGATGCGAATTCCTAAAGAGCGTAACGATCCCATCGTCGGTGATGAATAAAGGATGCTTAATCTCTGCAACAAACTCTGCGGTTGAGTGCAAAGGATTGACAGACGATTGCCCCAAGTCGCGGATTAAATGTGTGGTCAGTCAGGCGTGTTGGAAGGTGAAAGTGGAATGACCCGCGACGAGATAAGCACGCATTGTCTTTGCGATAAGTGCGATGGTTCAGAATGTAACATCTATTCAGAAGAGGAGTTGAAGGCGCAGAAGAAAGAAGAGGTTAATCGAATTGCTTCTGCAATTTTGAAGGACTTCTCAGAGTGGTGTAAGTCTAGGTTCGTGGACCAGCAGATCAAAGACTTCAGAGTATACAAGGAGATACCGGAATGACAACAATCCCCGAGTCCGACCGCACCCTCATCATCGCAGAGAAGACGTATCTCTGTCTTGAAGACATTGCGGCAGCAGAGCGCAAGAAAATAAAGAACCCGTTACTAAAACAGTTGCGAACCCCCAAATCGGTAGCGCAGAAGATATTGGCGGTGGCGGTTGGTGGGAAGGGGAGGAAGAGGGAATGAACGCAGAATTGAATTCATACACCGGTACGTATGTGATGCAAAAGTTAGATGGAAAGAGAATTGTCGTCACCGGAAGAACGAAATACAAAAACTTCAAAGCGGTGTTCCCAATACATGAAGTTGAAGCGTTCTTGAAGCAGAACCCAGAAGGAGGCAATTGAATGTCACTTGAAGAGAAATGCAAACAGTGTATGATTAAAAACAAAGGAGCAGACTGCCCATTCTTTTCAGAATGTCAAACGGAATTACGAGTGACGAAAGGTAAGGGGTTCCAATGACCACACCATCAGACGCGGGCGGGGTGAAGTGAAATGAATCACAGGTGTCCGATATGCAATGGCTCTGGATCGGTAGAGCCAACATTTGGCGGTCCTTCAAACGGAACATCTAAAACTTGTCCGGGTTGCAACGGAACTGGTATGCAATGGAAAAACGATCAGACATCATACCCAGAACATACAACTACTATAATCAGGAAACCCTGTCGTCTGCAATATGAACCAGATTCTTGGAGGAGGTTTCACTAATGACCACCGCAATCCTCGCGTGGGCGATCAAGGCACCGGATGGACATATCATCATAAATACAGTAACAGGATCTATGGGAGAATCGTGGTCAAACAAATGTTTCCCGTGGGCTGTAAAATCATTAGAGGAACAAGGCTACCGTTGCGTCAGAGTGCTAGTGGTGGAGCAGGAGAGCAAGCCAGCAAAGGCAGCAGCAGCGAACAGCAGCAGCAAGGAGTGAGTGAGGGATGACGCAGGATTGTAAATGCAGGGAATTGCACACCACCGTATTAAATTCACAGTGGTATGGATGCAAAAAGATTGTAGGAGAA